CTGTCCTGACTTAGCGTGACGCATACGGTCATCACTCAGGTTAGACAATGAGATCATAGCGGAGCGGCGCACACCACCTACGACAACGATCTGACCAATGAAGCACATCAAGTCGTGACATTCCATAGAGCTAAGCTTACGCCCCTGTGCAGCCTTGAAGGTAGACACAGCAAAGTTAAACAACTCTACGAGTGGCGCTGGGCCTGATGCTCTACCGCCAAACGTTTTCAGTCTTGCACCAGCAGGACGTACACGAGAGACATCCCACTTAGGGATCTCACCAGCCCACAGGAGTGCAAGAACTTGACGGAACCCCTTAGCCCAGCCTTCCTTACTGTCCTTAACGACAACGATAGACTCACTCTCGAACAACTCAGGCACCTCTGGGAGCTTGCTGATGAACTGGCGCTCAACGGAGAACCCGACACCAGTACCACAGAGGAGAATGTACATAGCCTCATCGAAGGACTTAGGGTCATCTACGGGTAGGTACGAACAGTTGTAGCCTGCAGTGTTGTCACGATCAAGCGCTGGGCCTGCTGTCATCATAGCTCGCATGGATGGCATGATCTCTTGACCTAAGATGGCCTGCTCAATGTCATCAATGTAAGAGTTATCACCTGTCACACGGCGTACTACATTGTCCATGTAGCGGCCTACTGTGCGGCCCCATGACTCACGGCCTTCACCGTCAAAGTACTTAGCGTAACGTGACGTGTGAATGAATGATTGGTAGTCTGTTGGTAATTGATTGCTCATCGGTTATCACCTGATCCTTTAATGACGCCACGCTTTGCACGGCTATTTAGTTTATCCATATTAACTTGTAGTACCTCTGTGAGGTCACTGTTAAAGTAGTTAGCTAGGGCTGTAGCATAGAACACAACATCACCTAACTCCTTTACAATCTCATCTGGTGAGACCTTGTTAGAGTCACGCAGCATCTTCTTGATCTTCTCTGCTACCTCACCTGCTTCACCTACTAAGCCTAGTGTATTCTCAACTAAGCGTGTCTCGCCTTCTGTGACGATCTTACCTTCTACCCAGTACGAATAATCCTGTGGACTAACATCCATCATACCCGCAAAGGCATCTATGTCTTCCTGTGTAATCATGTTCTCTCCCTAACATTTAAGTTCTCTATCTCCACGTCATCTACATCATAAATAACATCCGTTATCAAGTCATAAATGTCTTGTTCGTGGTTTTCTTCGTAGGATGATAGTATGTTGTTGTTATCATCTACCTTCGCAACAAAGGTAACGCTAAACTTCTTCATGCGTTACCCTCTGTCTTAGTCCAACGTCCTAGTGTGTAGACGTTGCCCTCTACTTCAACAGCATTGTCTGCTTCAAGCTCTTCCTCTGCCTCTGCAAACTCATCAGGAAACATGGCTTGCATTATATCAGATCTTAAGTCAGCGAAGTCTTCCCACGCATCAGGGTAAAGCTCTAAGAACTTCTGTGCTGCAGACATAGTGAGTGCCTCATCTAGTGCAGCCCTCATGCCTTCCTCAGAACCAGCAGAGCCAAACACCATACCAGTCTTGATGCTGCCCGTCCACTCACCATCCTCAATGACAGGCGATAGCACAATGGCTACATCACCAGCTTTAATCTCGTAGGCCATTACGTTCTCCTTTTAACTTTGAGGCGTTGCTCTTTCATGCGAGAGCCTTTTTCTTCTAGCCACTCTTCTGGTATGACACGGTTAGCCCACTTAAAGCCTTTCTGGTCACACCAATCGCAATACCTACTCTTAGCACCCTTGTAAAGGCGGGATCTAGCATTACTGAATACAAATCTAATATCCAAGCTAGGATGCTGTCGCTGTATCTCAATGTGTTTCCGTCTATCTGCAGCTGAGAAGATGCCCTTTGTCTCGATGATGATGCCATTGTCTAACTCAAAGTCAGGCGTGTAAGTGCGATACTTTAGATCTTCCCATTCGATCTTTAACTCTTCGTATGCTACTTTCTTTTGCCTGTCTTTGAGGTACGCAGCAGCCTCTACTTCAAGACCACTGCGATACGCTCTAGCGTTATGCCTCCTGTTCACCATCATCTTCTTTCTTTAAGAATACGTAGTCGATCATAGGTGGGTTCTTCGCTTTAGAGCTAGGCGAAGGTACTGTTTGAAGGTCAGGCCAACACTTGTGTTTGAATGCGCAGAAGCCACACTCTACACCCAGCTTTAGGTTACCTGTCTTCTTACGATAGAACGTTTCCTCAATAGGCTCAAAGCAACGCTCAAATGGTTTGTCTTCGTTGATGTAGTCCGTAAGATCTTCGATGTCTGACAGTACAGCTTCCTTGTCTACACCCTCTGCTGAGACGTACTTAAACTCACCATTAGCCTTGTTGACTACCCACCAGCCACCAACACCCTTACCTGCGCCCTCTGCGTAGCCTACAAGCTGTGGGATGTATCCAAAGCTGTCACCTGTAGCTAACGCATCAAAGGATGCAAACTTATTCTGGTATGACCACGGAGAGGCTGACTTAACATCGTCAATCTTACCGTCCAACTCCATGTCGTACTCACCACGGATCTCTGTACCGTTAGGTAGCTTGAGGGTAACGTAGTCGTTGTCCTTGAAGTCCACGTTAGCGGCCCTCATGATGCCCTTGAACACAGCCTCAACAATGTCACCAAGGATCATGTTCATCAGGAAGTGTGGTGGGAAGGGTGTCTTACCTTCTGGGTCATTCTTCTCATACCACAGCTGACACTTAGGCTTACCAATGTTAGACATACGTAAGCGAAACTTGTCACGAGGCCCACTATCAAACTGCTTAAACAGAGCAGCCTTAACATCGGAGGCGACTTTATCAGCCACCTCCTCTGTCATAGTAGTCTCTCCAGCCATAGCCTTCTGCAGGAATGCGAAGATTGCTAACTCTGCTGGATGCTCCATTAGTATGGTGCCTCCGCTACATCAATGATAGAGCCTACAAGGTCAGCATCTTCTTTGCTCATGCTTGTGTTGGAACGCTCATTGTGTAGATCCAAGACCTTACCATTGGAGTAGTGAATGTAGTCCAAGAAGCCTGCTGCTGTCTCTTGCATGTAGACATCATCAGCATCAGATGGCGTAACAATGTCACCTACAGATGACAGTGTATAACCGTATGTAGCACCCGTAGGAATGGATGCCTCTGCACCAGTAAGCGTGATCTTAGTCATGTGAGGTAGGCTGTTCTTACGAGCAATAGCCTTCTGTGATGCGTCAATATTCTTTAGACTGTCACGGTTCTTTACGTCCATGACGAATGGAATATCTACATACTCACCGCTGACAGGTGAACCTGTTTCATCCACAGGGTTGTTAACAGTAAGCGTACCCATAAAGATCTTGACACGTTTAACAGTACGGATAACATCCTTGGTGGACTCTGGTAGGGCATTGAAGTCCTCAATGTAACCAGACGGACGCCCAAGGTTGTAACCACCTACGCTGTCCTGTAGATCGCTATTCACTGAGCGGCTCATGACTGACTTCTCCATCTCATTAGTAGAAGAGTTCCAGCGTTGCCACTGTAGTCGGTCTGTAATGATACGCACATCAATGCTCTCAGCGTAGAAGACATCTTCACCTAGCGTGATCTTGTATGCACCTACTGGTACAACATCTGTCTTGATCTTCTTACCGCCAAGCTCAATCTCACCTTTGATTGCAGTGCTAAGAATGTTGACACGAGCCAACGCAGAACGCTGTTGTGTCTCTTGTTTGGGAGAACCCATAAGTTCTGCTAATGGGTTTGCTGACCCTGTTGTTGTTAGTTCTGTACTCATCTGTATATCCTTTATTACAGCGAAAAAGAGTCTTAGTTATACCGTCACACGTCCTTTACGTCAAGCCAAGATAAGTCTTTTAGCATAACTTCTTCATACATCTTGAACATCGAGCCAATTCGGCCCAATCTTTGATTCTAATAGTAACGGAACATTCATCTTAACGTTATAGGCTTGTTCAATTAAGTCTGTCAAGCCCTCATTCATATCTTCTATTATCTGTAGCACTATCTCCTTCTCCTCTGGGTGAATGTCTATCACAGTTGAGTCATGAACAGTGTTCACTAAGCAAGAGTTTAGACCCTTCAACCTCTCCTCCAGTTCGATTAGCACAACAGGAACAACATCACCAGTAGCGAAACCCTGCACTGGATAGTTCTTAATCATAGTGAAGTGTGATACCCCACCACGAGCATTGCGCTTAACATCAGGGAAAGCATACTGCCGCCCTGATACGTTAGTAATCTTGTTGAACCTTATAGCTTCATCAGCCAAGTTCTTATGCCATGCAGCTACACCCTCATACTTCTCATTGAAGTGAATGTAGTATGCTTCCTCAGCCTTGGATCTGCCATAACCTGTAGCGCCGAAGAGGGGCGCAAACGTATGAGCCTTCGCTTCTTGGCGTGACGTAGGCTGTCCTGCATCAGAGATAACCTGTGCAGTGTAACTGTGTACGTCAAACCCTGTAGCGATCTCCTCCATAGCAACCTCATCCTGAGCTAAGTACGCAGCGGTACGAAACTCTAGCTGTGCAAAGTCTGCCTCACAGATGTAACCATTCTCCCAGCGAGACACAAATACACGCTTTACGGGAAACGTGCCGCCCCTGGGCATGTTTTGCATATTGGGGTTTCGTCCAGAAAATCTACCTGTACTGGTGATATGCTGAGTGAGTCCCACATGCAGGAATCCGTCTGACTTTGTGAAAGTGTCGATACCCTCCACAAAACTAGAGAGGTAGCT